TTTCGGTGCCTGATCTCGATCTTTTCTTCGGAAGCGCCAATCTCGGGAAAATCTTCCCGCTCTTTCACTTCATCTTTTTGGGAATCCAGCGCCGAAACCGACGCGATGGTAGTAACTTTTTTGGGATCATCAATCTCCATAACCAGGTCTTGACCAATTTTCGGGATCTCGTTATAACCGCCGTTAATCATGGCTATGACCAGGTTTCCTGTCAGAATGGGAAAGGCGGAGGTGGTAATGGTCCTCTGTGCCCCTGACAGATCGGGTATACTTACCTGGACGCTGACATCCCCCAGGGCTTGCCAGACAGCTTTAATATCACGGATGTCCGACAATTTCAGTTGACCGCTCGAAGCCCCTTCTTCAATTTTTCTCAAAAAATCTCCGGGCTCATTCTGGGCCAGCGACCGCAGGTCGTACAATGACATACCCTGGGTGGTCCGAATATTACTGCGAATCAAATTTTCCATTTTTTCGATAACTCCTTTTTTATGTGAAACAGGGTAAAAATTCACCGTTATTACAAAAAGTAATCTTACAATCACCGCAGAGACCACAGAGAAAAAACTCCGTGTCCTCGGCGGTCCATAATCGTTTAGCTTCCGTCAGTCCAGGCCCCTTGCATAATAATGGCGCAGAAGCCGTCGGCGTCCTCGGCGAACAGTCTTACGGCGTCACCGGCCGCGCTGTTAGAAGTGAGTTTATTGCCGGCGGTCAGTTGCGCACCGGTCAGCCTGATTTGGTCGTCGTCGTCCGGATCAACATGCACGGCCGCGGCGGTGGTAGAAATAACGAGAAAATCCATACCCGACTTTACGGGCGGCACAGTGACGGTCCCGGTAGACGTGATTAACACTATTGTCCCGCCGTAGCAATCCGTTTCAATAAGAGTTATATTCCCCGCCGATGAAATCACCCGGCGCCCCTTGCGGACGTCAAGAGAGCGCTTCAAACCCCAGAAGGTGTTCTGCGGGTTATGGGTAACAAAGGCCACCGACTGATTTCTGATGGTGGTATCCTCTTCTTGGGGATAATGGCTGCAGGATTCATTTATAGCCACCGCGTAATCACCGGCGCCGTAGGTCAGTTTCTGGGAATCGGAGGCCGTCAGGGTGAAAGTATCACCAACGGCCAGAGATCTGGCCGCATTAATAGCGACCTCGAATACATCGGCCGGATGAAGGGAATAAAAATCGATATAGCGGATGGCCGTCAATTCTGCCCGGCCGGCGACTTTTTGCTCTTCCTTGCTGATGGCCAACATATAGCGTCCATGGGCCACCGCAGTAACCGGCGTCCAGTAGGTGCCGTTAAAATAACAATATTCCCCGATTTTTATGGCCTGTGTGGCCCCGGCCTGCACCAGGCCCTTGAATATATCAGGATTACCGTCCTTGCTCTTGGAATACCGAAATGGATCTTTGTTAATTGGCGCCATGTTTTATCTCTCCTGTGTATATAGTGTGGTTAATTAAATCCTTTAATTTTTCACAGCCCAATCGGGCCGCTCACATTCCGTATTGCTATCAAGCCCCTTGGTGGGCGGGGTAAAAAGCTTGGGCGCAAAAACTAATTAAAGCGCAACTCCAGGGTCCCCCCGAAGGCCCGGAAAAAATCATCATCTTTAACATTTTTAAAGCTGGTGATCGGCTGCTGACGGGTGTCGCCGGTGCCTTTGGCGGCCGGGTTGTTACCCCTGCCCGTGCCGTCGCCGCCGTCTCCGCCCGAATCCCGTGCGTCGGGGTTGGCCATGATCTTATCCTGCAGGTGGCGCAAAATTTCGGTCTCCAACCTGCCGTCAAAAAGCATATTCGAGACCTCGCTCTTGACTTCCAGGCTGACGGCTCCAGCCCTGTTGAGCAGGTCGCGGGCCGTTTCCGTGGACACGTTCATTTTCGGCCTAGCCGCTTCGGCGATATTCTCCTGCACGGCCGCGGTGATATCGGTTACCAGCCCGGCCCTTATGCCGTCCTGAACCTGCCGGCTGATCTCGGGGACCATGGCCTTGATGGCCTCGTTAAGCATAGATCTGATTTCTTTTTCTTCCACGTTGCTACCCTCCTCTAGGGTTAAGTTGCCGGGTTGCCCGGTTTGGTTATCTGTTTGATTATTAGCCCTGATTATTTCAATACCGCTCAAGGACCTGGTGGCGTCCCGGCCCAGGCCGACCGAAGTGTCCCAGGGGACGGGCGTCGAACTTATCTCGACCGGCTGCCATTTGGTGGCTACCATAACGGTTATGTCTTTGCGGCCCTTAATGGTTTTGGTGGCCATTTGATATTCTTCCCCCGGGGCCAGTTCCCTGAATTCCAGGACACGGTAGCCCGCGGACACACCCCGGAGACTGCCGGATTTTGTACGAATCAGAGCTTGATTGCCTTCGTCGGTTTCGTCATACCCGACCACGGCCAGGCCGCGGCCGCCTTCAATCCTGGGTTTTTTTAGGGGCCCGATAATTTTATCAGGATTATGATTGAATAAATGGCTGCCGGTTTTCTTCAGCCGGCTTAAATCAACCGCCCGCGGAGAATGATCAAGGACTTCAATCCCCCACCATCGTTTGACCTCCTCGGTCTCGGAAGAAAAAGAGAGTTCGGCCTCCCGTTTTTCTTCGTTCAGCCATTCCCGGTTAAATTCCATTGACCGATAAAATAATTCATCCATTTTTATTTTTCCTATTTTTTCAATTTAATAACCTTGGCCTTTTTCCCGGAAGTCGCTTTCTCTTCTTCTTCCTCCTCCTCAGCCGAATCATCTTTTTTTAAGGCGGAATCAATCCCGTCGCGGGAAAAAGATATGCCATATTCCTCTTCATACTCTTTTATTCGTTTCAACTCTTTAGCGCGGATTTCCAGGTTTTCGTCGTAATCCTTACCCAGGGACGCACAGACGGAATGGCCGGTTTCGGTAAGGTTGGCGATATCTATGGTTTTCCCCTCGGCCTCTTTTTTTGGGTCCACCCAATCGCGGGCGGGCGGAATGTATTCGGCGGCCAGATAATCCTCACGGCGCCGATCAAAGGCCGGGGCTAAAACGTGCCCGCCAGCCACCATATAAGGCACGACATTTTCATGGGTCGGGAAGGAATAATGGTCCACGAAATATTTTTGTTTGATCCGGCAGACCTGATAGAAAGAAATCAGGATCGTTCGGGCATTGGAATAATTCAGGTCGCGCCAGTTCTGGGTCCAGACCTCGGGGGGGATATTCAGGGCATTGGCCGGGCCGCGGGAAAAGGCATTGATGATCTCGTCAAAATGGTCGTTCGGGCGGCTGGGGCCACGTATTTCAACATCCTCGTATGGGTTGAGATAATGCCATTTATTGGGCGCAAATCTGTTAATCCTTTTCTCTGCGCCGTTGGGCCGCGCGCCGGTCTTGGTATAATTGTTCTGGAATGTCTGCGGGGCCGTAGATTTTACAATACCGGTCATGCAGGCATCCTCCAGCGCTGCTACCAGCTCCGCGTCTTTGTAGCGCACGGTGTTCTGGATGTCCTTTAAGCCGGCGGCCAGCCAGGTAAAGCCCCTGGTCTGCTCGGGCCTCAGGATCTCGAAGAGATGAAGGACTTTTTTGGTGCCGTTTTTGTTCCAGGCCGGCACTTCTTCAAAATCATCGAACTTGAAATGCGGCTGGATGGTATTTCCCGGGTGGTGTTTCAGAATATAATAGGTTTCGGGCACGCCCTCCTCATCATAGCGGATACCGTTACGGACACGAGGATCGGCTATTAAGCCGGGGGGGGTTTGCAGTCGGTCAATTTCGACAATCTCCTGACAATACGGAATTAACCGGGCGGGGCGGCGGCTTTTGCGGCCGATAATAATCGCTTCGCCGTCCCGGATTAAAGTCATTTGTATAAGGCGCTGCATTTCGTGACCGGTCATCATTAAATGGACGTCCGCCTGCTTATTCCAGGTTTTTATCCTTTTTTCCAGCCAGAAATTATAACCCTCGGCCGTGGTCTCGCTTATACGCGGGACATTTATCATATGCGTATATTTTTTATCAGCCGTAACCCTGGCCTGAAACCTGAGCCCCGAGCCGATAATATAATTAGCAAAGCGCTGGATGGGCCCGGCAATATCGCCGTTGTTATATTCAAGCTGGCGGACATGGCGGCGTAATTTATCATTATTGCCGGCTATGGCCGAATCGGCGTCAGTGTGGGGGTTTAGAAAATCGTGCTGCGTGCGCCCGCCGGCCGTGGCCTCAAAATTATCATTGTTGCTGTAGCCGGAATAAAGGCTGCGCATCCTGGCCAGGCGCTGTTTTTTTATTTCGTGGTTAAGGGCCGCGCCGGGGAAAAAAGTATCCATAAACCCACCGAAAAAACTCATCGCTCATACCTCCCGTAAGAAGTCATACTGGCCTGGTCGCCTGAATTCTCCAGGGCCTCCATGCGATAGGTCATGGAAATCATCTCTTCGATTTCCTTGGCCTCCCTAAAAACAGTCCGGCGTCCGGCTATCTGATACTCTTTATGCATGGGCGCCCCGCCGGCATAATCGGCCAGAGCGTCTTTAAGGTCAGTCCGTATCTCCGCCCAGGAAGTAAACGCCATTTTTTTACCTCTTTTTTAAAAACACCGTGGTTAAAATCTTAAAAGGTACTAGCGCCGTTAATCCCTCTTTTTTTTAAAGCCGCCTGGTCTCCTGGTCTTCCGGGTCCTCCGGAATACTCTATTTATCAAACTGCCCAGCCAGTAAGGGACCCATGTACTCCTTAATTTCACGCCCGGTAACGGATAAAGTCCGCCGGCATAAAAAATAGCAACCGGTTTTTTATCCCGCCATATCCTGACAGGCAGCGGTAAATGCTTGAAAAAAACCTTAGCCGCCACTATGGCGGCGGTATAATTGGGGGTCGTTATACAATTTTCCGAATTCTTCAGGTTTCGACCGACTGTATACATCTGTTTTTTTCCTCACAGGGAGCTTTTTAAAAAGTTCCCTCTATCAGGAACAGCTACAAGGGGCGCAATTTTATTTTTCATCTCCATGGCCATATTCATGGACTCAAGTTCAGTGGCCGAATTTTTCCCGGCCCCGAATTCAAACGTCCCGGTAAAGCCCCCGGGTAAATTCTTTGGCCCGTTGGGGTCAGCGGTTTTCTCCGTGGCCGCGTTAATAGACCCGGCTGCGGACTTAATCCCCCCGCCCTTTTCGTGACAATAATTACATTTTGAAAGCGTGCGGGGATCATACTTGTCTTTTACGGCCGGCAAATCCGGTATATCACGACTCGACAACCTGCCCGGATTATAATTGTCTTTTTCACCCGGCAAATCCGGTATATCACGACTCGACAACCTGAGCGAATTATGCGCCTGTGGCCATTGAACGGCGAACGTTTCGGCCCCTAACGCCGTATCAAGCAAACCGGACAAA